GTTGGAAATAGCCTGAATGCGATAACAAATAGTACCACGCCAACCAAAGGCTCCGAAAACACGTTCAAAGTTAGTCAAGTTAGCATTCAAGATGGCATTAGTCTGTCGATAACTAGACATAACACCCCTAGCAGTCTGATTATAAACTACAGTATCAATCAATTTTGGTCGACTAAAATACTCTCGAATGTCCATGACAGTCTTCTCGTCAATATAATGTTCAGGAAGGGGCATAAATCCACCGCGAATATCAACCTGATCACAAGCCTCATTAGCAAATGATGTAAGGTTGGTAATCTCACTGGAAATAGGGACCCCAATACCGTCTACATTATCACAGTTTTTAGCCTGATCAGCTAACTGCGTGTCATTTTGTGGATTATTTTCTGTTGTTGGAGGAAGTCAATGTCTTACTCAAAAGTACTGACTCAAGCACGAAAGAGGCACCCACGGTGTCTGGATCTCAAGGTCATCCTGACTAGTAAAACTAAATAGCCAACCTATTCTGGCAATCCTCCTGTCCACAAGTGAGCTTTAACGTGGGGTGTTTGATGCTCACTAATGCGTATATAAGATTCCAGTCTCAAAGCCAAGGCAAATCCATGGTCACAACAGTCTTGAGATACTCTTTACGAGTAAAGAGTTGCTTAGGCTGTTCGCCCATGATCTCCCGATACTTCTGTTTGAAGAGAGGCGCCCACTGATTCCATGCCTCATCCCCATGTAGGGAAAGTTCAAGAAACGTCTGTTCGACATTACACATAGTGATGTCTCGCAGAAGTTTCTTATTCTTACACCAGTAAGAGATGAAGAGAATGGAGTCAAGCTCTTGTGGCCCGACATACTCTCCCAATATGTTCTCAAAGCGAAAAAAACGCTTGAGAAAACTAATATCAGAGAGAGGTCGAGTCGCAAGTGTGCCCTCTTCTTTATTTTCGGTCGTATAGACCATACCCCGAGCCAACATGGCTTTCTCAATAGTATTCTGATTGAACCTATCTACAACTCGTGGATCAATGTTGAGAATGTTGTCATCCCCATATGTACAAATATACATGATCCCAAAATTGGGAAGCCATACGTACTCCCATCAAGTCAGTCCAAACCATATTAAATATGGTCAGATTATAAAAACTGTTGATGATGGAAGTAGCTGGGTGTCCACTAGGCAGACTTTTATTCCACTGATACACTGTATCACATTTCCCATGAATCCCACCATAGTGGCGTGAATGAACCACTTCAGTCCAAAGCACCCTACGAATGAGGCAATTCTCAGGCCCATCATCAAACCACTCATTGATCTGATCCAAAATAGCCCAATGAACCTGGGGCTGTTCTGAACTGTCAAACCCCTTGAAGTCTCCTGCCACACAATGTGGTCCCTTGCTCTGCATACACTGGGCGAGATAATTCCACTCATTGTAAGGATTAATACCAATAGCAGCACCGTTCCGAATCCGCGTAGATTGCACAGCAGAAGTGAAAGCGAGAACATCATGCGAAACGCAATGGTATAAACTAAGGGAGCAGAAGAAATAAGGCGAGTCTTACCAGCCTCAGCTTTCTCAACTCCCCTCAGTTCATCCTTCATGAAATCAACAAAGACATGAGTACTGCGTTTACCTTGCTTGGCAAGAGCCAAAACTTCCTCAACATCCCGCCGAACTTCCTTGGAGAGCTCTGAGTCAAACTCATACTCATCACTCTTGCCAAAGAAAGCCTTTTTATTAGTATGTCCTTTAAGGACATATGGAAAACCTGGTGAGGTGTTACGAGGGATACCATTGATATTGGTCCCTGGCACACCAGCAACTGCC